TCAACTTCTAACTGTTTCCTGTCTGCTTTAATATCAAAGAGTTTAGGAGTAGAAAGTTTTGATAATAGGTTTTTAAATTCAGGACTACCCATATTCTGATGTGAGCGCCATGATGGTGCCGCTCTTCGTGAAGTTCCTCCCTCTCCAACCTGTCCTGGGGTCTGTCTATAAACAACATTATCCATTAAAGAAGCTATACCTCCTCCTCCTGCACCGCTTGCTCTTTGTGGACGCCCTCCAAATGCCATAGCCGTTCCAAATTGCGGCATTCCCATTGCAGCCATACCAAAGCCAAGCATCTGTTGTCCCAAAGGTATACCTGGAGTTGTCGTTGTTTTGGATGGAGATCTCAACATGGGATTACCATAAATAGAACTTGTATATCTGGCAAGTTGAGTTTCAGGACGTTCGCGCCTTTCCAGCCAATCAGCATAGGCACGATCAAGACCTTTCTGCGATCTTGCTTCTTCAGTTGCACCTATAGTTTCCAGACCACCTAGTTCACGCATTTTCTGAGAATATTGTCCAGAAGCCAATCGTTGTAGATCTGCTGCCTTTGATTTCTCTCTGGCTTTCCGATTGGCAAATTGGGCAGCTTCAAAAGTTCTTTCACCTTTTTCAAAATCACGCTCACCTTTTGCAAAATCAACACCAAACTGTCTTTCCCTTCTCCTATTTTCTATATCCCTAATATCTAAACCAGTCAGGATATCTCTTTCTCCTTTAAGAAAATCTCTTTCTCTTTCTTCAAAACCACGTTGATCCTGAAATCTTTTAAAGTCTTCTGCTTTACGTCTTTGGGCATCTACATAAGCTTCTTGTAAACCACGCTTTTGTATATCTCCCATTTGTTCTAAATGTTTGGAACCTAATATACCAGCCTGGACACCAGCCCTTGATCCCATGCCAGACATACCACCCATTGAAGCAGCCTGTTTTTCAAATGTAGGCATGAGTTTAGCAAAGTCTTCTTCAGCCTCACGCTTTTCAATTTCCGTAACAGCGGCAGCATAGGGAGACATATATTCTGACATTTCTTTTGGCTGAAATCTTTCAGAAGTAAATTCAGTAGGCGCACCTCCAAAATCAACAGCCCTTCTCTCAATAGTTGCATCTATAGGAGCAGGGGTATCCAGTCTGCGAGGATCAATATCAGTTGTAAATCTCTCATCTCCACCTATAATACCTTCACGAGCCAAACGATAATCTTCGTCAGTTCCTCCTACAAGACCACGAATTCCACCCCTTGCTTTAATTTGATCTGGTGTCAAATCGGCAATGGTTTGTCCTGCATATTGATACTGATCAGGCGTTTCCCCCATTCTCTGTTCATAGAGTTTTTGTGTTTCTCCTAATACTTCTTTAACATAGGGAGCCAATTCTTCTGGTATTTTGCTTTGAACAACAGTTGTTTTTGGACCTCCTCCAAATAAATTTGATAAAAATCCCATTTTATGTCCTTTCCATCATTGGCTTTAGAGCCGCTAATCCATTAATTTCATTAGGTTGTTTTTTAGTACCGTATGCCTGTTGTCTGACGTTTTGAACAACTTGGTCCATTACATCAGCCCCTGCATCTGCACTACCATTACCAAGTGCAGACATTGTATGTGCATCAACTACATATTCATCTGGACTTACTGCCAGTGTGCCTATCTGATCCCCTGCTTTTCGTTCTACAATAGGCATATAGACATTATCTTCCATTCCATGACCTATACCTGGAACCTGACCAGAAAAATCTCTGTTAGCCGCCAGCTTCATTAAACCTCCCCCTGAAGCAGCCTCCAATACACCATCTTCTTCTGCATTCATCAATCCCAGGATATCCAATTTTGCGCTTTTTAATAATGAATCAACCGCCATTGCTGCAATAGAATCTCCAGTATTTGTAGCTGTAAACAAAACATCATGTATATCCTGATTAGGCTCAAGCTGAGTCTTTTTATCATTGGGAGGTTTACCTAATATTTCAGCCAGACCCGAAGGAGGTGGTCCTCCCGTTCCTGGAGGTGGTCTTCCCATTCCTGGCAGTTCTCCCATCCCTGGGGGTAATCCCTCCATACCAGATGGTAGTCCTCCCATCCCTGGGGGTGGTCCTGCCATACCAGATGATAGTCCTTCTATACCTTGCGACGGTCCCGACGGCTTACGCATACCTTGCATCATTGCCAAATCATCGTCTTTTCTTTCCGTTCTCATGGCATTTTGTAACTGTCGTAATTCAGGAATTGTTGCCATTACTTCAACCTCGCATAATTAGACTGTGGTGCGGTCTGCTCTTTAAAAAAATCACCTACATCTGATTTCAGTTTTTTAAAATGATCCTGTTTCTGACTCAACAGATATCTATTATGATCAATAGCATTTCCATTATTGACATTCTGAATAAATGTGCTATTATTGATTAAATCAAAATGTTCTTTCATTGTTTTATTATCTGCCATTAGTTTAAATCCTGCCAGGAAGTTTCTGCTCCTAGACTTACATAACCTTTAAATTTACCAGAACTGGTTGAGTACGCTATGTCGCCTTTTCCTGGTCTTCCTATGTTTGTTACTGTCGTCACTGCATAAATATTTGTTGAAGGTGTTGTTTCCATACTTATATCTCTTGAATCCAGTTCAGTGGTTAAAACCGCTGCCCATGTCTGTATGGTTTCATATAACTCCTTGACTTCATTCGTTTCCATATTTGTCATATAAAGTGGAAATGCTGGGTATCTTGCCACTATCTTCCTCCATCACCCTGAACACCAAGTCGTATTGATCCCCACTTCCAACTTGAATTCTGAGATGAACAAGATACCCTGATTTTAGCCTGCCTTCCCCTTGCTCTAAAATTAACTTTCTCAGTCTGCTCTGTAATATCAAACTCTTTTGTAACTGAACTATTACTCTCAGGATATTTTTTAGTTATTAATTTGACTTTAAGTTTTCCTGTACTTAAATCAAAATCAGGAATAAGTTTATTCATAAACATAATTGCATTACCATCCTGTACGTCAAAATCAGCAGATTCAATATAGGATGTCAGAACTTCATTATTTGCTGTAAATACACCATCAGGTTCATTGTTATATATATTATTACCACTGGCTGTTACTCCTGTAGTAATTGTATTACCAAAAACTTCCCGATCTGCAAAAGTAGTAAAGATCATTTCACCATACACCCAGTAATTATTCTCAGGCGAATAAATCACATAGCTATCACACTCTGATACATCACTACCAGATGAAGCATATAACCATATAATCTCCTGAAACTCTGAATTAATACCTGCAAAAACCTTGTCCTTATATTTTAAATTCAGCCTGTCGAAAACATATCGTCTGACAGTACAATCAAGGGTTCTTACTGAACCATCATATCTGTAAAAATTATCATATCCCATCCAGTATGTTACACCATTATAATCAACTGCCGCATGTTGGGCAATCATTCCACAATTTGTACCTGCCTGTTGAAACCTGAATGTAAAGGGAGGACCAACATAATTCATTAACCAGAGAGAATTATCTGTCCATATATTAATTGCATTCTTTGCCCTTACCCCTCCTATAATTTTTGTGCCGTCTGTGAGGACAACCTCACCTGAAGTATTTGTAGCTGCTGGCGTCCAGTCAGTTCTGTCATCCTGATCAGACCATCTAACCAGCATAGGATTGAAAGTACCACTTACTGTAGCAGAAGCAGAAAATTCATTTGATCCCAATGCAATTAAATGTCTGTCATTTGGCGATACAATAATAGAATTTACACTAATCGGAGAAGTTGTAATAGATGTAGCTCTAATAGGAGTAGTAGAAGCATCGCTGGCAAAATAGAATATATTCCCTCCGCTTCGATTTGCTATAACATCATTACCCCAGTTATCAAGGCTCCATTGAGAAATATCAAAAACAAGATCTGTAGCATCTGCACTTGCTGCCTGATTCCAGGCTCTTGTATTGGAAGCACATACAGTCGCCTGATATAAAGCAGATCCAAAACCTACTCCAGCAACAGCAATTGAGTTACCTGTAGGTAGCAGATAATTAAATGTTGCGTCTCCTGCATCTGTTTCAGTACTGGCTGCATCGGCAGATACACTAATACTGAAAGAATTTGCATTCATTATGGATACAATCTGATAGACATTACCACTTAAACTTACGTTACTACTTCCTATTGCTGAAGTAGAAGTAAAATAGACATAGTTACCTGCTGTCTGATTATGTCCCGCATCCGAACAGGATACTCTAGAAGTTCCTGAACTTGTTCCAAAACAACTTGTAAGTGTGACAGCCGTAACAATAGGAGTTATATCTGTAAGAGTATCACCACTACTTTCATATAATTTATCAGGAGTACCAAAAACCATTCGTCTTTTATTATTGGCACTTTTATATGTTATCAAATCTCTGGCACTACCATCAAATGTAGAACTTACTCTTGTTTCATATCCTCGCATATTCTCAGGTTTCCCAGAACGAAAGCGCACACGATTTCCATCATACCACTTACCTTCCTCCTCATACTGAGTAGACTCTCGATGAAAGCCCTGTTTAAAATTAAATTTTGCGAGACGTGTTGCCATCAGGTTTTAATTACATAGTTAATCATTAGAACAGGAGGAATGTTACTATGTGATCCACCACCACCTGCTGACGAAGTATTCATAGAAGCACCAGTTTCTAATGTGTCGTCCCTTTTAAGTCCATCTGCACCGCCAAATTCAGCATTAGAGGAGAATATACTGGTTAATTCATGAGTATGTACTGGTATCTGAGCAACGGCTAATGTTACGTCTTGCCTACCACCTGTAGCAGCCATACTATCACCAACAACCATGTCTGCTGTAACACTGGTTAATCTACTTGTACCAGCATTCCAACCAGCCATAAATCTACCTCTAAGGTCTGGAACATTAAATGTGGAAGATCCATCACCACTACCATATAGACTTGAAACAACAGCAAACAGATCAGAATAAGTACTACGACTTATGGCAGTACCGTCACAAAGAACATATCCCGTTGGTGCTACAGTAACTGACCAGGGTAGGATTGTTCCCGTTGGAATAGACCCTGTTAAATTTGAACCATCACCATAATAAGCAGAAGCACATACTTTGGAACTTACATGTACATCACCTTTAAATACAGCCGCACCTGCTACCGTAACAGTACTATCCAATCTTGCTGTACCAGCTAAAACTGTAGAACCATTAATTACAGTATCTCCACTTACTGAT